ACGATCCAATCGCACCATCAGGAGCTCAATCAGTAATGGAATGGGCACGTTTGGCACACGAAAGTGTGACAGGTAGAGATGGTTACTCAGATTTCTACAAAAAAGACTTAAAAATGAATATTTTAGGTCCTGTAGGAGATGTAGTAAGTGAATGGATTGTAAAAGGAGCATTTGTAAAAACAGCAAATTTTGGAGAGTACGATTGGTCTTCAGGAGAAGCAGCAGCAGAAATCTCATTGACAATAGCAATGGATTATTGTATCTTAAACTTCTAAGAAAACAAATATTTTAAAATTAACCCACCATTTGGTGGGTTTTTTTGTCTACCACACTTTTTTTTCGTATATTCAAGCATAAGAAAAATAGGTAAAAGTTTTTCAAATAAAATTAGGTTACCCAAAATATATTTCGTATATTAACGTATAATAATTAAAACAAATAAAGGTTATGAACATTACAAAAACAAACAATCAAAATCAATTAGTAGTAGTTAAAAGAGGTAGACCTTCTAATCCTTCAACAAAAGTACAAAAAGAATTTGTACCTTCAACAATCGAATTATTTAGAGGTTCCGATCTTAAATTTAGTGATGAATTATTTCGTCCTATTAAAACTAATAGTGAAGTAGATGTTATTCTATCAACTGAAGGAGGTTTAATGCCTGGAACTAACATGGTACTTGTAGGAGGACCAGGATCAGGTAAATCAACAGTAGCACTTGATATGTTAGCTAATTTTACTATTCAAGGTTACAAATGTTTATTTGTAAGTGGTGAAATGGATGAAATAGCTTACTACAAATATTGTAAACGTTTACCTAAATTCAATTGTGTTCAAACATTATTTTTGAAAAATTATCAATCTAATGTAAAAGAAACATTAGAATATGTTTTTGATCAAGGTTATGATGTAGTTTGTATCGATTCGATTGCAGAAGTAATTGATATGGTAAGAGATAATTACAAGATGACAGAAGGTGCAGCTGAACATTGGTTGTTAGGTTTACAAGATCAGAATAAAAAAGGTAATAATAAAGGTGATTACTACACTACTTTTATCAATATCCAACAAGTTACTAAAGCTGGTGATTTTGCAGGATCAAACAGGATAAAACACATGACAGATGCAATGTGTCACATAGAACGTGATAAAAGTGGTTTATCTCGTACAATGCATTTTTCTAAAAACAGAGATTGTGATAAAGATTTTAAAATGCATTTTGCTATTCACCAAGACACTGTACATTACACATACGAAACAACAAACGACTAAAAACCTATATTATGAGAACAACAAAAAGTAATTTTATTCCCTTAAACAATGATTTAAATAAGTTACAAGCTTTTATTCCTTCACTTGATAAAGGTTGGAGAGATAATCAAAAAATTAAATCTAAAGAGTATCAAATTGAAACCTTAGATGCTATTGAGGGATTTCAAAAAGAAGGTTGGAATATTAATGGTGCTTACGAACAAAGAGGTAATGATCGAAGAATATCTTCTCATATGATCAAAATGCAACACCCTGATTTTGGTATTAAAAATAATAAAGGTCAAACTGAAGCTATTGCTACATTAAATATTTCAAATTCATGTAATGGCTCAAAACCCATAGAAATGGATTTAGGTGCATTTAGACAAGTATGTGCTAATGGTTTGATGGCTCATACAAGTTATAGTAACGAAAAAGCTAGTCATACTCAAAAAGGTTTCTTTAGCTTACCTCAAATTATGGCTAAATTAAATTCAAAGGTATCAAATGTGATGGGAGAATTCAATAAATTAAAAACAGTTGAATTAGATCCTGCTAAAGCAATGTCTCTTGCAGTAGCTGCAGCAGAAGCACGTTTTGGTAAAGATCATGGCATAAACGTTGCTCAATTATTAAATGTAGTTAGAGAAGAAGATGAAGGTAACGACTTATGGTCAGTTTACAATCGTGTTCAAGAAAATATAACCCAATCTGATAGAATTTATAATCCTGAAGGTAGATTAATAACAGGTATTAATGATCCTTTTGAAGATAGACGTGTAAATAGAGAATTATTTCAATTAGCATACGCTTATGCATAATTTTTTATTCCCACTATATTTATATATAAACACAAATAAAATTTATAAATAAAATGGAACAACAAACCAAAGTTACTTTCCCTACAGAAATTGTAGACTTACCTTCTAAAGGCTTACTTTACCCTAAAGAAAACCCTCTTTCCAGTGGGCAGATTGAGATGCGATATATGGGAGCTCGTGAAGAAGATATCTTAACAAATACTAACTACATTCAATCAGGAGTTGTATTAGACAAACTATTAGAATCACTAATCGTAACCAAAACTAACTTAAAAGATTTAATTATTGGCGATAAAAACGCTATTTTAATTGCTTCTCGTATATTAGGATATGGCCAAGATTATGAATTTGAATCTAACGGTAGAGTATATAATGTAGATTTAACTACTCTTAGAGATAAAGAATTACCTACAGATGTAGATTATTCTAATGGAAATGAATTTAGTTTTACATTACCTGCCTCTAAAGTAGAACTTACATTCAAATTACTAACTCATGGTGATGAAACTCAAATCGAACAAGAATTAAAAGGGATTAAAAAACTATTCCCAAATGGTACAACACCAGAAATTACTACTCGTTTAAAATACATGATTACTTCAGTAAACGGAGATAGAGAAAGAAAAAATGTAAGAGACTTTGTTGATAATGAAATTTTAGCAAGAGACTCAAGAGCATTACGTCAAGAAATAAAAAGAATATCTCCAGATATTAATTTAACTATTAAGGGTGATGACGGGGAGGATATTGCTATACCAATTAGTTTGAGTTTCTTTTGGCCAGATTTTAATTCATAGAATAAAAAGGGGCTTTCTAAATATAGAAAGCCCTAATTCTGTAATATTTATTATTGAACATTAAAATAATACTATGATAAATACTACAAAAATAGTCCCTATTATAGGGATTTATAAAATTATTTCTCCTACTAATAAAATTTATGTAGGTCAATCCATCAATATTACAAGAAGATGGAAAAGTTATGAATCTTTGCATTGTAAAAACCAAATCCGACTTTATAATTCTTTAAGGAAATATAGCCCTCAAAATCACATATTTGAAATAATAGAAGAATGTTCTCTAGAAAACATAAATGAAAGAGAAACCTATTGGAAAAGATATTACTTAGAGCAAAATTTTCAAGACTGGGATAAAATGTTATTTTGTGAATTATATGATAAGGGAGGACCTAGATCCGAAATTACTAATAATAAAATTAGTAAATCTCTCTTAGGTAAAGAAAAATCCCAACAACATAAAGATAATATAAAAATAGCTAAAACTGGAATATCTTTTACTGAACAACATAAAAACAACATGAGTAATAGCAGATTCAGATATTCTATATTATGTGTAGAAAATAATGTTTTATATAAAAGTGCTCATTATGCTTCTAAAGAGCTAAACCTATATCCCTCTGCTATACTTAATGTTTGTAGAGGGTTATATACTCAAACAAGTGGGTATACTTTTAAATTTGTTTAATATTATTTAAAAATAAAACAATGTTGGAATTTTTTGGTATAACTAAAGAAAATATCAAGGCTAAAAGATTTGCACTATTCTCCGAAATACATGAAATAGTATTTCATGGAAAAGGAGGATATGATTGGGAAACTGTTTATGAAATGCCAATTTGGCTTCGAAAATTTACTTTCAATAAAATGAAAGAATTTTACGATAAAGAACAAGAAGCAGCAGACAAACAAAACAACCAATTAACTAATACTAGTGGTAAAGAACTAGCTAAACCTAATATACCACAAGCAAATACATATAATGCATCAGTGTCCGCCAAATAGCGGACACTTTTTGTCTACTCAATATTTATATTATATATTAAGATAACATGGCTAATCCTAACCAACCTAATTTAGGTCAAACTAAACAAGATTTAAGAGATATTGCTGCAATGACTGAAGACACATTCAGATCAGTTGCCGATAATATTCAAAGTATGTTTAAAGATGCTTTAGAGCAAGGTCAAAATGTTTCAAAATCTTTAGGTAATGATATCTCAAATAACCTAAAAGCCTTAGCTAGACAATCTGCTGACAGTTTAAATAACCAAGAAAAACTTAACAGAGGAGTATTAAAACAATCTGATATTCAAAAACAGATTGAAGCTCGTATGTCCAAAATTAATGCTATTGAAAATCAAATTACTGCTGCTAAAATGGCAGGCTTAGATGTAAGTCAAGATATATTAGAAGATTTAGAAGCTACTACTAGACTTAATAATGTTTATATAAATCAGTTAATAGATCAAAAAAATC